ACTGAGAGTATTGCTTGACGCCTTAGGCGTCAAGTGGGATCCTTCCATATTATGGAATGCGACTCCATTTACCTTCATCCTCGACTGGGTCGCGGATGTTGGTAGATATCTCAGACAGTTCAGCGTCGACAATCTCGGGACGCAGTTGTTCATCGAGGACTTTTGCTCTTCAGTAAAAGCCCACGAGGCATGCGCTCATTCTATCCGAATCCGAAAGACTTACCCAGCTCCTACAACGGAGCTGAGGAAGCATATAGGATTCCAAGATAGGAAGACGTACCACAGGAGAAGGACTATTCCTAGTCTTTTCTCCAACGTGTCCACGTCGGCCTTAAGCCTTCGGCAAGCGTCCCTTGGGGCCGCTTTGCTGATGGCGAGAGCGCCGACACAGTATCGCGCTGAGTAGTAAAGATCGTCGTGAGACGTCCTTACTCAATCCGCGGTACGAACATACGGTTTGGCATGATGCTAAGCCGTGTACTAAACATAACAAAGCCCTGCTCCCTTTAGAAAGGAGTAGGCACTTGACTAGTTAGTATGGCTATTGCATACCCACTGACATTGAACCCGACATCGTACGGCGGAGCAAACGAAGACAAGATCTTTACGATCGTGGACTTCGGAAACTCCAAAGTAGTTTCACGCGTCACTGGCGACATGCCCACCGTAGATAACACCATGACGATTAGTCATGCTGAATCTAAGGTGAGCGGTGTCACTGTGGACCGTCACTTAGTGAGACTGGACTTGACTGAAACCGATACAGAACTCGGTAAGGTCACGGCCTCTGTCTACTTCGTGGCAGCTATCCCAAGGGGACAGACTGCAATTACGGACCAAGAACTACTGAATCTCAAGGGCCGACTCCTTGCACTTCTGCAAGGGTCCGGCAACTGGGATGCAATCCTTGGTGGCGAACTACTCGGATAGTATATCTATCCACCGTCCGTAGACCCCGCTATTACCAATAGCGGGGTCTCGTCGGAATCAACCCGCGCAGTGTGGGATGCTATAGTTAATCTAGCTATTGGAGGTATTACGCAAATGAGCGCAAACCATAATAGCCAAGTCGACTTTTACGTCGACGTACTACGGCATCTCCACAGCGATGTGGTAGGTGCTTCTGCACATGTTACTGCAATCGAGGCTACTCGTGACTGGAAAACAATCCAGAGACGAGTTAGGTCAGAAGGTCTGAGTTTTTTCACAAAAACTCTTCCTTCAATTGGGAAAGCCATTGACAAGGCTCTCTCAAATGACACCCCTCTTCTAATACCTGGCTTCCATAGGAAGAAAGGTACGCAACTACCCAGATTTCTGGGATGCTTGCTAAGGGAAGTCTTCGATGACAGTGGCTGCGAACGCAGTGATGCGTCAGCAGTGGCCCTAGGCCATTTGCGGCAACTTACATATGCTTTTTACAAGCTTGAGTTGCCTTACGACGAGGCCGCTATCGATAAAACGATAGCGAACTTCCTTGCTATTGAAAAGAAACTTGAAGACGACGAGCTCAATGAGCGCGGTGCGTACTCCAAGTCCAAGTTCAACAAGGAAGTTGAGCGAATCGCTCGACACTTGATATGCAATGTTCTTGCATCATCTGACCCCGCGGCTATTAATCCGCGGCACGGGCCAGGTGCAGTGTCGACTGGCGAGAGAGTATGGGAGAAGCGAGAATTCTCGCACTACTATACCGATCTCGCCGAGTTCTACCCTTATGATAAGTACATGTTTTACAACATGTCTCATCTTGGGGATGAACTTGATAAGCTCATGTCAATGGAGGAACTCGAATACGGAACAGCGAAAGTTGTTCTCGTACCGAAGGACTCCAGGGGCCCCCGTCTCATATCGTGCGAACCACTTGAAAAACAGTGGATTCAGCAGGGCCAAAATCGCAGCATAGTAGCTGCGACAGAGGCGTCGGTGTATACTCGAGGACACGTTAATTTCGTGCACCAAGAGGTCAATCGCCGAATTGCGTTGCGTACTTCCCTTCGTGAAGAAGGGGAGCAAGAATGCGCAACGCTCGATATGAAGGATGCATCGGACCATGTCTCGATGGAGCTAGTCGAAAGACTATTTCCAAAAAGATGGGTCCAGGCATTACGAGCTTCACGCTCGAGTGCCACGGTGCTTCCTGACGGTCAGGTCGTCCATCTACGCAAGTTCGCTCCTATGGGATCAGCAGTATGCTTTCCTGTAGAAGCCTTGTGTTTTTGGGCGATCTGTGTCGCATTGGTCCATGTTACGCGTACTCGAAATCGGATACCTGGTACTGTGTCTTTTAGACGCATGTGCAAGGCACGCCGACTAGAGGTCAACGCCCAGTCCGGTCTTCCCTCAGCGCAACGGTGTCATACCGATGCGTGGGATAACCAGTCTGGCACTGCCTATACCTTCCCAGGTATAGAGCATGCGTTGTCTACTATTTACGTGTACGGTGACGATATCATCTGTAGCCTCGAAGACCATGAGGCTATAGTACATTACTTACCGGAGTTCTCTCTTAAAGTGAACGCCGATAAGTGCTGCTCAGGCAAGTCCTTTAGGGAATCTTGCGGGTGCGACGCTTTTAAAGGCGTCGATGTCACCCCAACGAAGTTTCGTGCTGAGTGGTCATCGTCACTAGACGTCCGGTCCTACCCTGCATGGGTCGCGTATTCCAACGCGCTCGATGCAGCAGGATACTGCAGTACGGCAATGTTCATCGAGGGTTGCATCCAGAGTATTCCCTACACCGATAAAAAGGGTAGGGTCTGGTACAACCATACTCCTCACTTTGATAGTGAGGAGCACGATGGCATTGGCTTCTGCTTTGCCGATATGAGAGCGAAAATTCAAAACCTAGGTCTCGGGATCGCTACACGCTTTTCAAAGCGCGTACACGTTCCTCTCGTCCTGGGTTTTCGTTCTCTTCCCTCCATTATATGGACGGAAAGCAATGGTTGGACAGAGATGTTAAGGATTCATTCCGCAAGGAATTTGTCCGAAGATCTCGTCGACTGCACCGATTGGTGTAGTAACAACACCACACTTGAGGAACTTAAAACATTCGCTCAACGTGTGCGTCCGTTGCTTATCGAAGCCGGATGTTATGCGGTTCCCCGCCGCAATAGGTTGAAGCGGGGATGGTTACGACTGTCTTAAGAGACACGTAATAAGGAACACTTGTTCCCAAGAGGGC